GACGTGCTGGACGTCGCCGCGGAGCGCATCGGCGAGATGGACGCGCTGGCGGGCCGTCAGGTCCCTGGCTCGCGCAAGTTCGCCGACCTGGGCGAGTTCCTGCATGCCATCTGGCAGGCCGAGAACCCGCGCAACACCAAAGGCCCCGACCCGCGCCTGGTCTACTTCGACGAGGAGAAGGCCGGCGGGCATGAGGCCAAGGACATGTCGGGCAACGTCGGTGAGGATGGCGGGTATCTGATTCCCGTCGAGCAGCGCACCGAGCTGATGAGCGTGTCGCCGGAAGATGCCATCGTGCGTCCCCGCGCCCAAATCATCCGCATGACGCGCCGGCAAATCGACATCCCGGTGCTCGACCAGTCCGGGACCACAGCCAGCAAGCCGCATTGGTTCGGTGGCCTGCAGTTCTACTGGCAGGAAGAGGGCGCCGAGAAGACCGAGAGCGACCCGAAGTTCAAGGCGGTGACGCTCACCGCCCGCGAGCTGATTGGCTACACCCGCGCGCCCAATGCGCTGGTGGATGATGCGGCCATCTCGCTCAATGACTTCTTCTCCGGCCCGATGGGCTTCGCCGGCGGCGTGGCCTGGATGGAAGACGACGCGTTCCTGACCGGCACGGGCGTGGGGCAGCCGCTGGGCGTGCTCAACTCGCCGTGCATCGTGTCGGTGGCGCGCACGGCCAAAGCCGGCCACGTGACCTATACCGACCTGGCTCGCATGCGGGCGGCGTTTCTCGCCACCGGCGGGAGCGGCGTGTGGGTCATCAACCAGGGGCTGATGGACGAAATCATCACCCTCAATGGGCCGGCGGGCAATCCCTCCTACGTGTGGGCGCCCAACGCGGCCACCGGCCTGCCGGGCACGCTGCTGGGTCTGCCGGTCTTCTGGACCGAGAAAACCCCGGCGCCGGGCAGCGCGGGCGACGTGCTGCTCGCCAACTTCCCGTTCTACCTGGTGGGCGACCGTCAGGCGACGACCATCGACAGCACGCAGTACGACCAGTGGAAGTACAACAAGACGTCGTGGCGCGTGGTGCACCGGGTGGACGGCCAGCCATGGTTGGCTCAGCCGTTGACGCTGAAGGATGGGAGCACGCAAATTTCGCCTTTTGTTAGACTGTCCGGAAAGAGTACGTAACAGTCTAGCTAATATCCTAGGTTAGTTTGCATGTAAAGCGCAAGAACGGTACAATTGACGGCAAACTAACCTAGGAGGATGGCATGAGAAGGTGTGCGATATGCAACAGTCCGTTAAGCGGAAAGCAGCAGCAGTTTTGCTCCATACGGTGCCGAAATGTTTCTGCTGGTCGCGCAAGTGCTCTCCAGCACGTCCCGCCAGATCGGGGCTGGTTGGCAGCGGAATATCTACTACCGCCTGACGGAAAGGGAAAAACGTTGGTCGAAATCGGCAAGGAATGCGGAGTGTCCAAGGTCACGGTGCGAAAGTGGCTCACCCAATATGGCTTGCGCCAGGACGTTGAGCAGCGCCTGTCCTTTTTTGGAAGCCGTCCCAAGCCGGAGCGAAAGATACCAAGCCCTCCGAAAGAGGAACTGGCGGGTCGGTACTTACTGCCTCCAGACGGGGATGGCATGACGGAGGATGCACTTGCTGAGATCTATGGCGTTTCAAAGGCCACCGTTCGCCGCTGGCTTGACGAGAGTCAGTTGGCGCAGCCCCATAGCGTTCGTCATTCTGCTCGAATGGCGGGTGAGGGTAATCCGTCCTATGTCAATGGAAACGCGCAGGGGTACGTCAAGCGACTGCTTTCTGCTGAGCGCCCGCCAGTTTGTGAGTGGTGTGGAAATACAGAGAGGGTGCAAATCCACCACATCGATCACGATCGGGAAAATAACGCGATCGAAAATCTGATGTGGCTGTGTCAATCGTGCAACCTCCTTGAGGCCCGCATCAATCAGTTTGGAGATCGTGCGACGTGGCATATCGATATCCTAAACGACGAGGTAATCATCACCGTCGCAATCAAGCGACGGGGTGAAGAAGGAGGAATCTAACATGCAGCTCATCAGTGAAGGACTGGAATATCTGGGCGGTATCGCGCCAGCGAGCCACAGCACCGAGCAGAACACGGGGGCCATCGACATGAGCCTGTATCCACAGGTACTCATCGTGCTCCACTGCGGGGTGATTGGCGGCAATCTGGACGTCGATATCGAGCAGCTTGTGACCAGCACGGGCACGCCCGCCGCGCTGGATGACAACGCCAAGGACATCGCCAAGACCGCGACGACTGACAACGATACGGTGTCGGTCATCAACGTCAACGCGGAAGAGCTGGACAAGAATGACGGCTACCGCTACATCAACGTCGAAGTCACCCCCGCCTCGGCGGGCATCTTCGGCGTGACGGTGTGGGGCGCGCCGCGCTACAAGCCGGCGTCCGGCGACCTGCTGGATGAAGTGGTCGAGTAGTCTCTCGCCTGGCTGACACGCACACGGGGCGGCCTCGCGCCGCCCCATTGGGGAGGACCTGTATGTGGGTTCGGTTGAAGACGGCGAAGAATCTGCTCCTGGCCGGGAGGGCGGTGGCCTACCGTCCCGGTGACCTGGTGGAAGTGGGCAAGCACCGCGCCCGCGAGTGGATTGCTGTCGGGGACGCCGAGGTGTGGGAAATCGACACCGGCGCGGCCAACCCGCCGACGGCGGGCATCGCCTGCTATGGCGGCGTGGCGCCGACCGTACGCGACCGGCTGGCTAAGGTGGAGAACCTGCGCATGTCGTTTCACGACGAGGCGTGGCCCCTGCTGCCCTACAGCGAGACGCTGCTGTGGGTGCCGGAGTTCGAGCCGCGCATGGACCACTTGATGCAGGGCTTCAACCTGCTCAAACACTGGCAGGTGGCCGTCCCGCTGTGGGACTACGACACCCTGGCGCGCGATGTGGGGAGCGAGGAAGAGCGGGCCTATACCGAGAGCGTCATCCACGACTTGCGCGTGCCGCTGCGCGATACCCGGCTGGTGTTCGTCCGACGCTGCTCGGACACGCGAAAGCTGGTGGAGACGTGGCATGCCGAGCGAGCGCGCGTCCCCGGCGGCGAGGATAAGCTCGCCTTCCTGCGGGCGCTGTACGCCGTCAAGCCGCTGGTGTGCGACCTGCCCACCGTCTGGACCAACCGTGGACGGCACCGGTGAGGGGGTGGCGATGATTGCGCTGGGCGAGCGCGCACGCGACGCCGCACGACGCGCCACGGACGCGCTGGTGCGGGCCTGTCCGGGCCTGCCGGTGCATGTGGCGACCGAAACGCCGGACGGTCTGCCGGATGCCATCGGGGCGCGGGCGCTCAAGACGGCGCTGCTCGACTGGACGCCGTTCGCGCGGACCGTCTACCTGGATGCCGACACGACTGTGCACGGCAACCTGGCGGCGGGGTTCGCCGTCCTGCGCGATGGCTGGGACCTGGCGCTGTGCCCGAGCGCCAACCAGGGCGCGGACCTGCTGTGGCACGTGGGCGAGGCCGACCGCGCGGCCACGCTGGCGGCGGTCGGGACGCGCGAGCCGCTGCAGCTGCAGGCGGGAGTGTTCTTCGTGGCGCGCAATGACCGGACGCGGGCGCTGTTCGCGGCGTGGCGCGCGGAATGGGCGCGGTTCCGGGACCAGGACCAGGGCGCGTTGCTGCGCGCGCTGGCGCGGGTGCCCGTCAAACTCTGGCTGTTAGGACGGCCTTTTAACGGGGGGCCAGTGGTCTCCCACCATTTTGGAGTGTTACGGTGAGAATTCACATCGTGAGCCGGGACTTCGAGACGGACCACATTCTGGCGCGGAAAATCCGCGTGCTGACGGCCCACCCTGCGTTCAGCGGGGGACCAGCGCCGGACCCGCACGCCGACCTGAATTACTTCTGGCCCTACCTGGAATGGGACCGCTTTCGGTCGTTCGACGCCACACCGACCGCCGCCTGGTTCTCGCATCGCGACGAGGGGCGCGACGGCAAGCTCGAAATGTGGGACGCCTGCGCGGCGCGGGTGGACCTGCGCCTGACAGGCTGCAAGCTCTATGAGGAGCCGCTCAAGGCGCACGGCCCGACGGCGCGCCTGAACGTCCCGCTCGACCGGCTGCACTTCGTGCCCGGCCCGCGAGGCCGCCACGAGCGCCCGCGCGTCGGCACGAGCGGCTTCGTCTACCCGGCGGGGCGCAAAGGTGAGGCGCTGCTGGGCGCGCTGGCCACGCGCCGCCGCGACCTGGAATTCACCGCCATCGGCGAGGGCTGGCCAGTCCCGACGCAGCACGTGACCTGGGAGGACGTGCCCGCCTTCTACCGCTCGCTGGATGTGTACGTCTGCACCAGCACGATTGAGGGCGTGGGCTACGGGCCGCTGGAGGCGATGGCCTGCGGTGTGCCGGTCGTCATCCCGCGCGGCGTGGGCGTGTTCGACGAGCTGCCGGCGCTGGAGAACCTACACCGCTACCGGGCCGGGGACCTGGACGACCTCGACCGCGCGCTGAGCGAGGCGCTGGAGGCGCTGGCCGGCAACGGCTACAACCCCGCCAGCCTGCGTGGCGCGACGGAGCGCTTCAATGACACGGCGTGGTTGGAGGGCCATCTGGATGCCTTCGAGCGCGTCCTGTACAACGTGCCCTACCAACCGCCGGCCAAGCCCTGGCATGGCAAGGCGGGCGTGTACTACGTGGCCTACGGCCCCCCGGCGCGCGAGTGCGCCGTCCGGGCGATTGCCAGCCTCAAGGCGCATATGCCCGGCCTGCCCGTGGCGCTGGTGTCCGATACCCCGCTGGGGGCGGGGGAAGACGTGTTCATTCAGCACGAGGACATCGACATCGGCGGGCGCAGCGTCAAGACGCGCATCTATGACCTGGCCCCGCAGGAGTGGGAGTACGTGCTCTATTTGGACGCCGACACGGAAGTGGTGGCCGATATCTCGCTGCTGTTCGACGCGCTGGAAGACGGCTGGGACGTGGTGTACTGCATCAACCCGGACAAGTACGTGACCACGACCCACATGCGCCGGCCCGACAACGGCCCGGAGTGCGACGAGACGTTCGCCGTCATGGGTGGCGAGGACCAATTGCAGCTCAACGGCGGCGTGTTCTCCTTCCGGCGCAACGACGCGACGGCGCGGTTCTTCCGGCGCTGGCACGCCGAATGGCAGCGCTGGGGCGCGCGCGACCAGGCGGCCCTGCTGCGCGTGCTGTACACCGAGCCGGTGCGGCTGTACGTGCTGGGCAACGAGTACAACCTGTGCACGCGCTACCTGGATGCGAGCCGCGGCCTGATTCTGCACTACCAACTCACGGCGCGGCGCTGGCGCGGCCTGATTGACGGACGGCTGGACAGCGGAGAGGCGTGGGCCGCGGTACATCCCGCACACAAACCGGAGGCGAGGGGATGAAACACCTGCGTGGCATTAAGGCGCTCGGCAAGCTCGAGCGCATCACCAAGGACATCGCCGACCTGCAAGCCCGGCTCGAACGCGAGGGGGACACGCCGGCGCTGCGCGAGCGGATGGACGCGCTGCGGCAGGAACTGGAGACCTTACGAGGGAGGCTGAGGGCATGACCCCGCTTCGCGTCGCCCTGGTGCACCGCGACAGCCCGCGCGCGAATGAGCAGCGCGCCGTGGGGTGGTGGGCCTACGATGTGCCCGAGTTCCAGGTACACCATATCCCGGTGCGCAAGGGGTTCGTGCTCGACCTGTCGGCACTGGCACCGCGCCATGACCTGGTGGTGTGGG